TTCTCATAGGCTAAAATTTGAGACGGCTGATATATTAAAGTGTTCAGATTCTCAGTAGTAGTTCGGGTTCCTTGACCAGCATCGGCGGCCGCAAGCATTGCATTGGCACCCTCAATAAGCGTATTTGAGCCGTAAGTATCGTTAGTGACTTTTTCCCACACAAAGCCATCAAAAGCACTAGGAATTCCGTTTGGTCTAATTCTAACCATAGAGGCAGTCCCGCTAGTAGTATTATCTTGAGTTAAAGCAAAGATAGTTGCAGATTGAAACGTGTCGGTAAGATTACTTACCGTAAACAAACCATCATCAACACCATCAAAGTCCAACCCGCCAGTAACCAAGCTCCCACCATCAACAATCTTAGGTTGACTTCCAGCTACATCCTGAACAGCATCATTGCCGTTGCCTGATTGGTCGTACCAAATCACAACGTAGCCGTTGGATTTGATGATTTGTATCGAGTTAATAACAAAAGAAAACCCCGTTGTTGAGCTTAAGCTATTTAATCTTAAATCAGCAAAAGGAAGGTCTGAAGGAGCTGTCAGCTCATAATCATTAGTCCCATAAAGTAATGTAGTTGAAACGAAACTAGAACCACTCACAAGAAGAATACTACCAGACGTAAAATCTCCAGTAATCGTAGCATTTACTTTAACGGTTTCTCCTTCTTCAACACGAAAAGAGCCTGTATGGTTGGTCGCTAATCCAGCGGCTCCCGCATCAACATCAAAAGAGTTAATGGTTGCATTTGATATTGTCCCAGTTCCAGAAAGTTTCGTATATACTCCAGAAGATGGCCCTGTATTAACATCCGTATTTACCCAATCCTCCAGCGTACCATCAGCAACCTCAGCCGCAGTAAAGATTTCCTCTGCGTCGTCACTAGAACGCCTTACGACTACTACATTACCTGTGTAGCTTGAGCTAAGGTTACGGAGACTGTATGCAGCGGCGGCCTCTACTAATGCACCTGTGCGCTCACCATTGGAGTCCAGCTCACGGATGTCCAGGGGTGGTACTATCTGACTGTTGACCCAGCCCGTCATTGCACCAGAGGATACGTCAGCAGCTGAGAAGTCCTTCTCGGAGTTATCGCTTGCACGTCGTACACGGACAACGGAAGACGCAACCCTTGATAGTCGGCGTAGGCTGTAAGCAGCCGATGCACCAGCATAAGTATCAAGTATGCCTTTAAACCTAGGAAACTTAGTGTTTAAAGAACCCTTTAGGCTGAGGAACATATTAGTACTTGTGGCAGATTACTAGACCGCTTGTTACAGCTACGGCACTAAATTGACCGTAAAGAACTATACCTGCACCGATTTCTACGCCTGTAAGTACAGCAGAGGACTGGTCAACATTGTTGGCAGTAAGTGTAGAAAAGTTAGTGTCAGTAATGATCTGAATGGCTCCGTACTTCTTGCCTGTAACGGAGTCACCGGCATCAAGTACTTCGGATCCAACTGAGGAAAATTCGAGGGCGTTATTGCGTGATTTCATATTGGTGATTATATCACAGGGGTTACTATCGAGCCTGGCGGCTGACGTAGGTTGAGAATCTATTTACAAGGTTAGTATTGTTTACACGGTTGTCGATTTTCTCCAGTTCCAGTGCAAGATAAGTACCAGCCACTTGCTCTTCAGCAATAGCCTCCTCTTGCTTGTCCTGTACCCGTAGGAAATCAGCATATGCACCGTGTGCGATAAAGTAGAACCACTCCTGCGGGATGTCATCCGACTCTGCGGTAAATGGCGTGAACTCCTTCTTGTAGGTAATGTAAGCTATGTTAGCTTCACCTCCACTGATGTTCATAATGTGAGCACCCTGAGCCGTAGTATAAAAATCGTACTCCAGTGCTGATCGGTTCACGAATGGCTGAGTACGGTGAATCCTAATAAACTCAGCTATGTTGGCCACGTTTACTACTGTAGGGGTAGGAGCTGTACCATCGGTGTCAACTGTCCACCCGGTTTCGTCTGGGTAGTTTCCATCCTGACCATCCTCGTAGTAGTAGGCATCCGCCGTAACCTGCGTGGCACTTGAAGCCTTGACGATGTGCCAAGTGTTATTACCGCCGTGAGTCTCCCGACGGATAAAGTAGGAGTCACTTCCGTCCGTACGTTCCCATACGTCGTGACTATTAAACTGCAAGGAACTCAGTGTGTATAGTCCATTGACTGCAGATGTCCCTGCACCGTAAACATAAAAGCTATCCTCAGCATAAGGGACAGTCTGATTAGCTACGATTGTACGTGGCTCATTAGCTACCATATAGCGAGGCCAGCTCTCAGAGGTCTGATATGCCTCGTGAGCACGTCGATTCACGAACTGAAGGACCTGAGCCTTCTCTGGGTCCGTAAGGCTTCCTGCCCCTATTAGGGCTGTTGTAAGTGCCAGTAAATCGTCGTATGACTTCGTCTGCATTAGATTTGATTAGGTGATAGTTCCGGGAACCGCTTGTTGTAATTCTGTAGGAACTCCTTCGAGTGAACCTCGTCGTGTCCGTATTTAGATGTCAGGCGGAAGAACTCACGCGCTGGCATTGTTGCAATAGGCTTGCCCAAGGTCGGGTGCGTCTTGCCTTTTAATTCCGATGCCTCCTTGACTGCTTGCTTGTAGCGGTCCTTCTCGGTCGCCGCCTCCAGCTTGAAGCCATTCTTGATCTCGTTCATAAACGCACGATCAATCTCGCCGTCGGAGTACTTCTTGATGTTGGGAATAACAATATCCATAAAAGAAAAGGGCGGGGGCATTCGCCCCCAACCCTTGATCAATTAGATTTAAGCGATTGCTGTAATCTTACCGTGAGCGGCTGGCTGGTAGACACCCAATGTAAGGGCGCAATCAACGTAACCGCGCTCACCACCACCTTGGTTAGGTAGACGAGTAGAACCCATAGGGATCAGTTCGTGTACACCGTAGTACTCAGGGTTGATGAGGTAGCCTGTGTCCTTGTTAGTTGTGTCAGGAGCACAGTCAGGGTTCATATTTACAACAGATACGATACCGTGATCGCTTTGGTAGAGGTCAACCGATACCTTGATGGTAGAGCTGCCGCCTTCGTAGTTCACGTTGCGGAGGTCGTTCTTACCAGTCTCAAGGACACGAGCGAAGTCACTTACTTCACGGCGAAGAGCAGTGTCAGCAACCAACATAAGGTTGTTGCTTGAACCGTTCTCACGGAAGATCGAAGTGATCAAGTCGTTAAGAGTATCCTCGGAGAAGTCACCGGAAGTGTGCTCGCTGGATGCAGGAGTCTTGTAACCAGCAGGTACAAGAGCGTCAGCAGCAGCACTGTCGATGAAAGTACCAAGACCAGCCATACGATATGGAGTGTCAGTACCGTTCTCAGCTGTACGTGCTTGAGCACCGCAAAGAGTTGCCTCGATGTCGCGCTTCAACTCACGGATAGCTTTAGCTTCAGCTTGTGCAATCTTAGCAGGACCTACGCTGTCAACAGCTTCTTGCAGGTCAGAAACCTGGAAGTCACGGCGGAACTTTTGAACGTAGTTACCAAGACGAGCACGTCCAGAGAACTTGTCAGTGAATGAAGTAACGTCAGCACCTTCGCGGATACCAGCGGTGTCAGGAGCCGAAAGGCCATCAACAGTCCACTCTACGAAAGTAGCATTTGCTTTTGACTTGTTCGCAGAAGAGAGAATTGGTGTCTCTTCGGGAGCAAGGATAGTGAGTACGTCGGTGAGGTCCTCGCGGTTGGATACACCAGAGCCAGGATTAGTTGTGTCGTATGTATTTGAGAATGACATAATATTTTGTAATTAGTTGTTAATAAGTTTCGGAACTATCGTCCCATTTTGAATTTTCGGAGTTCGGCAAAATCGCGAGCACTACCCGACTCTCTGAACCTAGCTTCCAATTCCTTGATAGCTTTGGCTGTTCTTGTCGAAGTTTTCTCTGGTTTAGCCGAGGATGGTGTCCCTGTCTTTGACGGGTTAAGTACAGGTGATGTCTTCTTGCTCTCTACTGGCTTGCGCCCATAGATGCTGTTTGTAGCGTGAGCGAACCAATAATCCAATTGCGCTGCTGTTGCAGGGTCTTCTCGATAAACAATTTCTTTCATTTTTTGAAATCGACTATCACCTACCGTAGCCTCAAATTGCTTACGCAAGTCGTTGTCTTCCCCATCTAACCAACTTAGTTCACTTACGGCTTGTTTGTTTAGTGAATAAGCGAACTCATTACTTTTAACTTGCGCCTGAACCTTGTTGAGCTGATCAGGGAGGAAAGTTTTCTGTGCTTTACGAGCCTTTAACAAAGCCTGCCGCACGTCCTTCTTAGTCCACTCCTTACCTTCAATCTCGGTTACTACATCATCTGCTGCGTAGCCATCACTCTCAAACAGAATATCCTCCGCCCACTCGACTACTTGCTCGACTTCCTGTGCCTTATCCTGCAACTTATCGACGGAGTCAAGGTTGCTGTAAGGGTTGTTGTCGACCTTCTTGGTCTCTAGTGGGTTGGGTTTTTCTTGTAGCTCGGCTTCCATCTGAGCAAGTCGTTCTTCGGCAGCTTTACGTTTTGCAGTCAATTCTCCGAATCGAGCTACAGCACGGCTACCTAACTTGTCAGCTAGTTCACGCAAATCATCCTCGGACATATCGTCCAGGTCCAACTGTGAAAGAACATCTTCGGATCCTTCAGTTTCCTCGGTTGCTTCCTCTTCGGTTTCCTCTGACTCAACTGATTCCTCAATCTCCTCTTCGGCTACCTCTTCGGTTGCTTCCTCGGTTACCTCTGCTTCGGGTTCTGAATCACTCATCTCAGGGATATTTAATCCTTGAGTTAGTCCTCCAAGCCTCCGGGCTGCAAGATCCGCGACGGATATATTAGTATTGTCCACTGAACTTTGGTCTGCCTCAGCGTTAGCAGTTGCGATTTTGTCTGTCATATAGTTATCCACTCATTAACGCCGAGCGATGGCGATGGGTGGATTATAACACACTGGTTTACAAGTGTACCCGTTCGGGCTTATTAAGCCATTGTACCCGATCGGTAGTCAGAAAAACCACCCCATACTTCTGACCAAGAAGAAGCCCCAAGCCCCTTCACAGCCGCTATAGGGACTGGAGAGGAGGACATTGGGGCATACAAAGGGAGAAAAAGAACCCCTTTACTTATCGGGCGAAAGAGGGAAAAGCCATACCGCAGCCATAAGGCTTTGGGGATCTGCTGTGATGCATTAAAAAAGAAAAAAGACCCTCTGGAATTACGCTTAAATCAGAGGCGCATAGGGCGTGCTAAAAAGGGGAAGGGAGTCGACCGCTACGCAGTCCTTATCCTCATTATCAACCCCCGCAGTCGCAGAGGAATTACAAACTCAAAACATTAAATCATAATTTACAACTGATCCGAATGACGCTTCTTGAGGGCTTCCCAGTTCACAAACTGGAGGATTTGGTCGTACGTAATGATGCGACCGGATACCTGCTGGATAGTGTCACTGGATGCTTCGTGCATTTCACTAATAGTCTCCTCACGTAGGTCGTGAATAGTCTTAATGAACCGAGCAAAGGTTTCGTGATTGTGCAGGGCTTGTAGATCTTCTTGGATATTCATACTATTTAGATTTAGACAAATACTCCCTTAGTGCTTTCTTTTGCTCTGGAGTAGCTTGTGCACTTGAGTCCCCGCTGTATACACGAGCAAGGATGGTTTGTTTAATCGCTTGCTGATTATTGGCGTATTCAGTTCCATCAAAGAATTTAGCCTGATGGGGTGTAATTTTAATATCTGGAACAAACTTGTCTTGCCTCATCTTCAACCTGAGTGCTTCATTCTCTGCGACTGCACCCAATTGTTTTTTAGATAATTTACTATACGGATTTAGGATAATTGTATTGTCTTCAGCGGCCATACCCGCCACTTCTGGTCTGTCAGAAAAAAACTTGTCCTCACCGGGATAGAGTTTTTGACGAATTGAGAATCCAAATAATTTGTCGGAAGCTCTTTTGTTTGCGTATTCCCCTGCATTCATATTATCGAGACATCTTCATTAGTTCACTAGAAACCTTTTCCATACGCGGACCAATGCCGCGTCGATTAAGTTTAACTCGGTTTATGTACTCCTTGTTGCGAAGAAACTCCTTGGATGCTTCACCAAACTTTCCTTCATTTATCAGTTCAACGGTTTTTGGACTGCCGCCAACTGATCCCCGATAAAACTCTCCAAAGATGGCTGTTTGGGCGGATGCTGGGAATGAATCAAACTTAGGTATTAACTTTTTGATTTCTGGGATACGCCTGTTGATGTCTTTCTGTAGAAGCAATCCCGCGTCCTTCCGAGAGATCCTTTGTCCTTTTTTGACATCGGGTCCATAGTGACCGTGACCTATGGTGTAATGATCTTCGCCCGCTCCCTTTCGAGCCACCTCATCGAATCCTTCGTACTTCAATAGATAGTCGCCGAACGCCTTGGCTCTATTGTTTTGAGATTGGATTGCTGCTGCCCGTCGATTAGCTTGCTCTTGTACTGATATATTATTTGTCATTATAGGTTCTGTGTATCAATATCTCCCATTTGTGCAGGTGCTGTACCTACGCGACCAATCTGAGCATTCTGTGCTTGCTGCATTTGGAATGTGTACTGACCTGCGTACTTCTGCAATCGAGCTGCAAAGGCTTCGTCCGTCTGAGCACGTTGTGCAACATCGGGCTGCTGAGTGTACTGCTGGATAACCTGCAGCGCAATCTGAGCACCTGCTGGACGTGCTGGCATTTCGATACCTGCGAAGATCTTGGATAGGTCATCCGTGACCTGCTTTACTACTTCCTGCTGTGCTGTCTCAACTGGCTGAAGAACTGCGTCCGCCATAACTGGATCAATGCTTGTGGCAATAACATCCAGAAGGGCATCCACGTTCAGGCGGTTGTTAGAGTTAAGCTGGTTCAGTGCTACGAACTGCTGGGTCTTTGCTTCTACTGTCTGTGGGTCAGTGTTCTGAACGTCGAAGTTAATAAGAATATCGAAGTTCTCGTCAGCGTTCCCCTTGTCAAATGTCTGAGGGTCAGGGATCCCGGTTACACGGAAGAAGACCTCGTCGGGTCCAAAGCGTTGGAAGCACTTGAATGCCATACGTAGAACCTCTGCTGTGTGGCTAAGGAACTTATCAACTAGGAACTGCTTGCGGATTTGGCTAATGCTGCCCTCTTCATCCAGTCCAACTAGGCGATCAGCTAGATCCAGTAGTGTGGATTCCATCTCAATCGAGCCAGTAGGTGGTGGAGGTGTAGGAGCAAAGTCCAAGTCACCCTTACGGCGATAAGGAATCATACGACCTGGACCCCAATCAGTAGGTGCTTGACCAACTGGATGCAGGATAGGAGGCAGGGTAGCTAGGCTATTGCGGTCAACTCTGGAGTCCCGCTCAACCTTTACTTGGTTCTGGATGCCACGCAGTACAGATGGTACTGTCATTGTGTCATACAGTCGCTTGCTGTCCTCGGATAGCTTGGTTACTACAACTGGGTAGTCCTCGTATCCGTTGAGTAATTCAAACTTAGCGTATCCCTGTGTTACATCGTCACCATCGAACTCACGATGGAATACCGTGCAGTAAATACCTTCTGCACTGTCCTCTTCGTCAACTAGACGCTGGTATCCGTAGCAGATCTCAATAAGTTCCTGCGCTTCGTACGCATTGTCAGTAAGGCTGATACTACGACCGCCTTCCTGTTCGCGCTCAATTGAGTCAATATTGACGCCACGGTATTTATCAATGACGTGGTCAACGAAGTCCTGATTCCATCCATCTGTGATTACCTTGTTTTCTAGTTCCTGTGGAGTGTAGTAAGTGCGCCAGAAGCAGTAAGGTGAACGCTGTGGGTCAGTTACATACGGAGGAAAAAAGAAGTCCCCATCGGGGGCTAGTGTCTTTACTTCTGGAGCATTGACCTGTCGGCGTACGATTGGCAACTCAGCTACGCCATCCTTACGTAGTTCCTTGATTGCTTTCTTGGCTCGCTTCTTGGTTGTTCCTTCAAAAGTAGCTTGTAGCAAGGCGATGAGTTCTTCGTCATCGTTCCCATCCTGGATAGCTACTGCTACCTCCGGGCTGACTTGTGCAATCTGATTAAGGTCAAGTTCCTGCAGGAACCGTCGATCCTCACGCTGCCACCCGACATACGTGATCAGTAGTCCTCGCTCAAGCAAATAGTTAGCACCGAGTTCCATTTCTCGGTAAAATCGTGGAATATATCCAGAACTGACCATCCATTTAAGGAACCCAGATACTATTCGGCTGCGTCCAATATCACCGCTCTCGACAGGAAATGCTCGCACATTAGCCCGATTCAGCGATGCCATAAATAAAGATACCAGTCGAGTAATACGCTCGTCAATGACGTGGCACTCCATATCGGATGATCCCTCCCAAGGGAAGGCGTCAGCTCCGTGCTTGCGGTGATCGCGGCTCTTGCCTGGCCACCAGTTACGACGGTCATCGTAGCTAGTACGGCAGAGGTCAAAGTAGGACTCCAGTTCCGTTACTGTTTGGTCGTAAGCGTAACGTAGGGTCTTAATGTCGGGTTCATCCTGGACGTATGTCAAGGAGTCAGAAATTGAATCATTCAGCATCTTGCGAGTGTAGGCGTTTTTGTATGGATTTTAATAGTCGAATCGTATAAGTCGGTGATACGCCTATTGTATCACATAGGTCAGCATTAGTCATTTGTACTCCGGATTCGTGTAATACGTGCCTACGAAGTATCTCCCAGCTTGCTAATCTGTCGGACTGCTCCCTGCACCAGTTACGGTCAGTAGTAATATCTTCAGTGGGTTCACTCACAATGTATTCATTTTGCATAGCGGTAGCTGACACCTCCCTTGTCCTCAATTGCCTCAAAGGTAATGACCTTGCCGATCATACGACCCTTGTATCGGCTTGGGACCAGTACCGGTACACGTTTACCAATCTCCTTACTGTACACGTAGTTGTACCGTGGGTTCGGGCATTCTTTAAGAACCTTGCCTTTGAAGTGCTTAGGTATGATTTCCTCGATCATAAAGGAACCCTCAAGTATCTCAGTACCTTCCTCGGTTACCCAGGTGTTCTTACCTCGACCAGTCAGCGAACCCTCTGGTAGCTTCTCAAGCGCAATGCGCATAGCTTCCTCGAACTCCACTTCTTGTTCTTCTGCGATTTGTATTAGTTTCTTCTTAGGCATTAGTATCCTCCTTTACCTCTGTTGGTAGTTTGCATTTCATTGGATGAAAAGAAATCCGGCCCTTCGCCGCTGTTCGACATTCGCAAATATCGAATAACGTCAAAGAAATCCTTCAATGGCTCGTCACTTTTCCCCGCTGAGTTGTAGTTAATAAGGCTGTCGATAAGGTTACCGCAGTCCTTGTGAATATAGCATAGAGGGCGATTGGCTTCGTCTACCCCTACGTTGGGGTTATAGTTAAACCAATCATCAAGGGCAGTAATCCCTTGTTCCTCCATCTTACCGTCCGATGGTATAAAGCTTAGACCGTAATCATAGAACGAAGTAAATAGGTCATCATTGTTCTCATTCTCCCTAGCAAAGAAACGGGAGTCCCCAATCCTCTCGGTTACTTCTATCTGTAGGTCATCCTCGATCTCCTTGAATAACTCGCAGTACCCCTCGACATTTAACCCGATCTTCTTGGCTGCTGGTCCGTACTTCCACTTAGGATCCCCGAACATAGCCCACTCGCCGTACGTATCCCGGTCAGGCCACTCCCTGCGAATATATACTTCACCTTGTTCGTTTACACCAGCCCAGATGCAGGTGTAGTTCCTTGCGCCAGCGGGGTCAACTACCTGGTAGCAGGTGAACTGTGACTTATCCGAAATATCGGGGAACGTCATCTCGTACTTGTTTGGCTCCTCTGATAGTACGTTTACCTCAGTATTGAAGAATGGTAATAAAGCATTAGCGGATTTAACAGGTAAACCATAGGCACGAACCTTGATCTCATCATCAGGGCGACCAGCTAGGTCCTTTGCAATTCGCTCATAGCCACCGAAGGGGTTCTCGTCCGAGTGCAGGTAGATCACAGCCGCATCACGGCTAGGACTGTACTGCTTGATAGGTAACTCCTTGTTATTAAGTAAAACAGCAGGTCGAGTCTCCAGTGTCTCGGCTCCCTTTAAGTAGTCCGAGATGAATGGCGTGTACCCGTCAATCGGGGTGAAACCAATCACCATCTTTGAGTCCCGTGTAGCTAGTCGGAAACGTAGGGTATTAACCAGCGAAGCATCACCTAGGTACTCATCCAGCCAGGCTCCTATATTGGACTCCTCCCCAGCCTTGATGTTCTCCTTGCGGAAACCGAACTCGAAACCCTCAAGGATAGTAGCATTGTTGCTGTACTGCGTATAGGTCTTGAAATCTACACGCGTCCTAGTATCAGGAAACACAAAGGAACTACCCGTGAAACCATTCTGCATAGAATAATTGATATAACCATCAATGCTCTTGGTCTTCTTCTTGAACTCCTTGGGCATCATCTCCCAGATGGCTGGCTGCTGTACCTTAATA